GCTTTTACCTTCAAAATTATATAAGGCAATTAGACGCTCATGTTCACGAGCAAGATCAACCATTTGCTTTTCAGTTAAATTCAAACCTCTATTAAATAGATTATTAACTTCATTGACAATCTTAGTTTCATTGCTAAGTTTTTGCATCAAACCGATACTCTTGTCAAATGGATCACCACCTATTAAACTACGTTGAGTTTTTAGAGTTTTTTCTAACTTTTCCATTTCTTCATCTAAAGCACCAGCGGCTTTAGCTGTAGCTAAGAGAGAAGCTTGACCTTTGGAATTACCTTCAGCCATATATCTAGTGATAAGAGTCTGACGTTCCAATACTGAGATTGACTTACCAGTGCTATCATTTGATTTGGTTTGTGCTTGTTCTAATTTGTGTTGAGCCAGAGCAGCTTTGGCAGTTTTTTCTGCAACTTCAGCTTGAGCCTTAGCTAACTTTTCAGTATCCATTGCAGCCTTAGTTACAGGCTTATTGACTTTACTGACAGCTACACCAAGTGCTTCCACTTCCTTAGCTGCTTGTTTTAATTGTGTCGTATCAACTACGAACTTTAATTCTGCTAAATCCATAGCATTTTCTCCTGTTGTGGATGTAAATTCCTATGTGTATAAACTACACCAATTCGTACACATAGAAGCCCTCGTTAGAAGGCTACTATTTATTTCTTAGAAGCTTTCTTGCGTTCTAGTTCTGCTTCTTTTGCGTAAGAGTTCAACGCTTCCATATCGAAACGTTTGAGTAATTCAAGTTCCCATTCTTCAATCTCTATATGTATTAGATCAAGATAGGATTTGATATCTGAATATGATATTGGGTTAACTCCAAAACCATTTGATGATCTGGAGTTATTAAGATCAATGAACCATTTCCAAACTTGGTTGCAACTCTGAGGTAACTCTTTAAGTTCTTCTAGCTCTTTGGGCTTTACACCAGTTTGTCTCCATACGGAATTTAACTGATCACGAAGACTACCTGAATTACCGGACTTTCTACCAAGCTCAAACTCTTGTTTAGCAAAAGTTATAGCGTCATCTATTTCACTCTGATCGAAAGTTTAGCAGTTGACCCGCTTCCTCCACCACTTGGTCTTTAATCCAAGAATATTCTTTGAAGATGCGTTCTGCATTTTCTTTTGTAAAAGGTACTTCTTTACCGTTTTCAGTAATGTTCTTCCAACTGATAACTCGCACAATAGCTGACTCAATACTTAGTTCTTCAGCTTCCTCTAGTGTCATATCATCTACGTCTTTACCACGGCGTTTAGCTTGCTGTTCACGTAGTTTAAATTCACTGTACTTCTTGCGACCGAATGCTTTTACTGTCTTGGATTGATCACCACGTACTGTAATAAATACTCCAGTACCTTCTCCTGTACCGGGAAGCTTTAGTTCAAATTCAAAACCAGCTTCTGCAATCTCTGTGTAATTATGTTTTGCCAAATCAAATGTCATAATAGTTCCTTTCTATTGTTAATGAAGTACTGATTATAGCATATTTTTTAGGATAAATCAAGAGGTTGTAATAAAGAAAAAACCCCTCGGCTTTTGACCGAAGGGTTATATTCTCAAGTGAGTCTTAGCGATTAAGCAGCAGAATCTTGAATCTGAATTGTAGTAGCAGGTAGACCTGCAGTAGTAACATCATTCAATAGAGCTTGGAAGCTAGAAGATGCAACAATACCTAGTTCACCGTCATCTTTAGAGAAGCTACCTAGTTTAACTTTTGGTAAAGTAAAGGCAATGAAGTTAGAAGTAGCAGAACTATCAGCAGTCATTGTTAATACAATACTAACAGGAGTTTCGTCATCAAAGTAATCTCTGAAAGCTGCATCTTGGAAGTAAACACTCAAGTTACCAGTAACACGAATACGACCAGTGAAAATGTCAGCAACAGAGTTGGAACCAACTACGCTTGCATTCTCAGTTGCTCTTTCGATTGCGAAATCAGCAGAAGTAACCAAAGCTACAGGAGCGCCATCGACTAGCATTACACCGTTTACAGCAGCAAAGATACCGTTGTTACCTTGAGCAGTTGGTGAAGTGAAGTATTGTGATGTACCATTTTGAGCAAGGTCTTTACCAGCAAAACCGATATCAATAGTGCTTAGACCAGTTGCGGGAAGTTGAACAGCAATGTTGTTAACTTTCATACCAGTGTAAACTTCTGACTGAGCGATATCAGAATAGAACTCTTCTACAGTATAAGAATCATCAGTATGACCTGTAGCTGGAACGAATGTTTGTTTACCGGGAGCAGTTAAGGTTACGCTTGTACCAGTACCTTGAGCAGTTAGTGCTACACCATTCAATGGTACAACGACTAAGTTAGTAGCGGTGATGCTTGCAACAAGTAGATTTCGTGCGTTATCAGCAACAGTTGTCAAACCAGCAGCACGAACTACCATACCAACTTTGACACCATCAGTAATCCAAGAACCCGCTGAACGAATGATTGTATAAGTTGTACCTGAAACAGTAACTGTACAGCTTGTAGCAGAACCCAAGGTAACTGCAGCAAAATCTTTACCTACAACAGAACCCATGAAATCAGCATAAGAAGCTGCGGATAGTTCACCGTTTAAGCTACCTTCGGCAGAACGCACACCATGACGGAAATCAGAAACTTGACGATCAGTACGAATTTCACCTGATTCATAAGCTTCTTTTGCTAGGTTAAAACTAGCAGTAACTCTGCGAAGTAGTTTACCAGATGTATTACCTGCTAAAACACCCCATGTAGTTTCCTTTTTGTAACCAACTTGTTTGGCTGTACCTTTGGAGATTGGCATATTATTTTCCTTAATTTAAATTATCAACATTTGCAAATGTACTGATTTAGGTTCAGCAACCTTGATTATCAAGAGTATACCTCTGCCACCAATTCAATTAGTACAGGACAAATCACTCTTTCAGATACAACCGTATTGCCAGCAATTTGCGGTGTTCTTAATACGTGTATTTTTACACTACCTTCATTTAGTACTAAACCTTTTGCAAAATGTGCTCTGATTAATTCAGCACGATTTATAACTTCGGAAGTTCCCTTGTTTGCAGCACCAACAACAAATACCTGCATTGTCATTCGTTCTCTGTGAAAGCCTATACCAAGCACAGGATCATCTGGAGTTTGAAGAGTAAATTGCACTCTTTGGTATATTGTATTGGGAGGAGTAAAACTAACACCTTCCCATGCTGTTGTTACAGTAGGAGTTAATGCGTTTAGTCTTCTTTCGGCTGCTCTTTTAATTTCTATGATTGCCATTAACTTGCCTTATAATAGTCATCTAAACTCAACTGATAGGTTCTATAGACAGAAGCTAGAGTAGGTTGAATGATAGGTTGTTGCTTATTATACTTTTGAAAATTATTCTCAAGATCAACAATGTAAGGACCAAAGTTACTAATCATTACTGTCTCACCAAGTTTATATTGGTTCAAGTCTTGTTTAATAATAGATGCAGCCATTTCATCTGAATCTTGACCATAAAGTGTTTGCATCTCTAAAGTACCATCCATTGATACTCTCCATGAGCCTTTAGCAAAACCTTCAATTGGTTCTAATCCTGTATTCTGTTGACGCAATTTGTATAAAGCTTCGTATTCAACGGAATCACCAAGAGGTGTATTATCAATAGCCGTTAAAGCCACAATGTGAGAAAACTTTTGTACCATTCCACCAAGTTTACGAACAGCTTCTTCATGGAACTTCTTAAGGTCTTGTTCTAGTTTTGAAGTATCGCATGTAACTTGCATGATTAACCCTTAACGGTTAGAATCTTGTATAGAATCACAAGACCATCTGCAGCGTGTTCTGTAATGGAATCTACAGTATATGTAATACTATCAATAGTAATCTTATCTTTAACTGCAGGTACAAAACTTAAATTGTTATTAGCTAAATAAAATAAAGCAGAATCTCTGCCGATCATATTTGGAAAGTTATACTGACTAGCTCTGATGTGTTTCTTGTACATTTTAACAGAATGCGATGTTTCTGTATTGGTTGTACTACCCGTTTCAATATCATAAGTACCTTCAGTTACAATAACATAACTGCAGGTTTTACCATGCGTATTAATTGCTTTTAGTGCTATTGCTAAGTATTTATCCATAGTGTTTCCTTGGCTTAAATACCGAATGAACTAGGACGATAAGTGAATGTCTCAGCTTGTGGGTCTTTTACGATGTTGTTATCTAAGTTAGAATCATTGGCTAACATATCTTCTTTTGAGATACCACCAGCATAACCTTGTACTTTTTCGTACATTGCATTGAGGTCAGGATTCTTGATATACATCTGCAAAGCTTGCATATAGTTCTTAGCTGCAGAAGCACCTTTG